CGCTCCAGGCTCCTGTCATACGCCCAACCCGCGCCGGGAATCCATCCAAACCAGTTCTTGTTGCGCTGATCCCTGTAGGCCTGGTCATTCGCGTACTGGTAGTACCGACGCGATTGATCTAAGAGTGCTTCTTGCGTCGCCCGGCTCTGCCTCGTCCGCGATTCCGCGAGAGCATCGTTGTAATTGCGGTAGATCTTGCCGTTATCGCCCATGTAGCGACCATCAGGCAGCCGTGCGCCCATCGGATTACCTCCAATTCATAGAACCCGTGGCCTGCGCAATCCGCGTGCCGACGGCTGTATCTGCTGGGCCCGGGACGGCCATGATGAATTCAGCGCCTGCGCGCTCAAAGGCATACCGCCTGACCTCGTCGCGGCGATAGTTCGCCACATACAAGGTCTCAGCCAGGCGATCCACCTCCCGCAGGTAGACCTCCCGGTAGTCCCGATCTGCCTTCAGCGGATCCGAGGAATAGATCGCACGATCCGTATCCCCAGTGATCCGCTCGATGCGGCTCGGCTGCGGCTGATCCTCTACGCGGAAGATCTGTGAGACCCTGTACGCCTTGTCGCACCGATCAAGATGCTCAAGCGTACGTGCGTAGAAGTAGCTATCAGGTATCCGCGCCATCGCCTCTTCCAGCCTGGCGATGTCACCGGCGGGGAGGTTGGCACCGACGTTGTAGCCCAGGTGGAACCTACAACGGCTTTTGTCGTAGTTGTTAAGTTCCAGGGGGCACTAACGCGACCTGAGCCGTATTCTAGGAGCCTTAGCCAATGTAGATCAGGTCTTCAGCGATGACCTCATCCCAGTCAACGCGACCGATCTTGCGCAGTTGCTCAAGGTTCTTGAATCGCTCGCCAGGAAGGGATAGACGCAGTTCAACGATCTTCTTTGCAGTGGCATAGCCAATGCCCTTGACATGCTTGGCAATGCCCTCCGCTGTGGCAGCGTTCAGGTTCAGCCGTGTGTCGGCAGGGATCGCGGTTTCAGGGAGCTCATCTTCGTCCTCCTGGGGCTCAGCGCTCTGAGGCTCGATCGAAACGCCAGTACGACCCTTGCCGGGCTCGTACGAGACAAGATCGGCCAGGGCCACGTAGCTCACGGAGCCAGTGTTGTTCTTGACCATTGCCCACTCCTTATCGTGGTGGCCAATGAATTCAACGATTTGTCCGTTCTTGGTGTTCTGGTACAGCGCCATAAGACACAAAAAAGAGGGCGCCTGGCTTTGCAGACGCCCTCATTGTAGGGATAAAAACCGATCAGGACTCGGTGATGAACGGCAGGTAGGTGCTGCCCAGGTCAGGTGCTACGTCCTCGATGTAGTAGCAAACTTCCACGATGATCGGAGTGCCGCCGGTGGCGGTCGACGTCAGGGTGGAGCCAGCGGCGGTGCCGGTGTTATCAGTCACGTAGACCTTCAGGGTCTCGGCGCCGGTGAGAGCGACAGGCGTGATGATGCCCTTGGTGGTACCCACGGGCGCCACCGTTCCGCTAGCCACAGCTACCGCCGAAGAGGTGGTAGAGACTGCGGTCGCGGTGATGGTGTCATCATTCGCCAGGGCGTCTGCCAGCTTCAGACGGTTGGTGTTAGTGCCAACCAGGCCGGAAGTGGCGGAGCCTACGCCGCGGTCCCTGCGCATGTCGGGCACGCGCAGGCCAACGTGATAGACGTTGGCGCCAGCGGGCACAACCAGGCCAGTGATATTGGCCCGAGGCTTGTCATCGCCACGCAGATCGGGGCTCGGAATGGTGACATCAAAACTGGTGCCACCAGTTGAGCTCACCAGCGCGTAGCCGATGATCTGGTAGTAGACGCGGCCAGGGACAGCTACAACGGGCTGGCCCTGATAGCTGCTCAGTTCGGTAACCCAGTTACCGGGGTAGATCTTCTTTGCCATTGTTCGCTACCTCCTATCAGTACACGAACGAGTAGGCGACGGTAATGAAATCCTTATTCAGAATTTCGAAACCGGCGAAGAGCGACCAGATCATGATGATATAACGAGCGAAGTCGTCGTTATTGTTCAGGAGGATCTGCGCGTTGTTGCCACCGATACCCACGCCGACGGCCTGAGGGCCGAAGAACAGCATCGGTGCGGCAGTGGTTACCGCGGACGAGATCGAGGCATCGGTAATAGTTACCTGCAGACTCTTCTCGGGAAGGTTGGTCGATTCGAACCAACGAACGCCCTCAAAGAGGAAGCCCGTGGGCATCACAGGTTGACCATTCACGAAGCCCGCCTGTCCGTATGCGGGGCCCATGCCATAGAAGAAGTTGGCGTTGGGCGCCTGCTCAGGTTGCAGGGGGTTGACCATACCATTGCCGGCATAACGAGCGATCTCACGGAACGCATCGTTCTGGCGGAGGTGCATCATTGCGGTGGGATCCGCGATACACCGGTAGTACCCATCGGCAAAGGTTGGGACGTTGCGCTTCCGCAGGTCCTTGACCACTGCCAAGAGGTCGGTCTTGACGTCGAACTTGGCCGACTGACCAGCGCTGTAGCTCAAGTAAGGAGCAGAGCTGCCCTTAGTCTTGTTCAGCGGGTAGTAATAGCCACCTTGGGTGCTATCAGCTTTGCCGTTGGCCTCTGCTTTGAACAGTTCGTCAGCAAAGACACGGTCACGCCAGCGACGATAGTCGTCCAGCAGAGTCAGAGAACCGATGGACTGGTGGAACACGTTCAGGTTCCCGGAGTCCAGCAGCAGGCGCTGAGCGGTTAGCAGGGTCTCCCGGGCCACCTTGAAGGTAGAGGGAGCAGTGGGGTCAAGGGGGTCGGCGGGGCCGGTGTACTCCTTGAGCGTCACCAGGACCTTGTCCTTGACGATATTGCGGCTAGATGCAGTGCCCAGCGTTTGATCGGCAGTGCGCTCGCGGGAATCCTTGTTGCCAGGATTGCCCCAGAAGCGGTAACGATCGAGCTGAACAGTCTGGCCCGGCTGCTTGGCGAAGTCATGCACGACGACGGGTTCAACCGCCATCTCGATGATGTAGCCAGGGTGGGGCCGATAAAGCTCTGCGCCTAGCAGCTTGGGAAAGTCATTGTCCACCCACATGGGTCGACGGCCTCCTAGCTGAATGAGTGAGAGAGCGCGCGCAATGCGTGCTTGCGTTTACTATAGGGGGATTCCATAGGGCGAAATCTTTGGACGCCGTGGACGTTCGAGGTCTCCTTGGCTTGCTCCTGATTGATGGCAGCCTTGTCCCATATCGCAGTCCCACAGGGGGTTACATCCAAATGACCTTGACCAGCGGGGTCAGCGAATCCGCTTTCTTGGATGACAAGGTCGCCGAGTTCCGGCAATTCGTCGCCACAAAGGCGGAGATTATTCCCTACAAGACCAGGCCTCGCGCCAATGGCCGCAGTACGCAGTTCCTGCGTTTCCGCGTCTCAACCAATAAGCTGCGCCCCGTCTACAACCTCCTGTACCCCCAGGGCGAGCGACGGATCACGTCTACGGCGCTCGATCTCCTCGGCGCGCGCGCGGCTGCTTGGTGCTGGGCCGAGGGTGCGCGACTCCTGGGTGACGGCTCATCACTCCTCGCTCGTGTCGGCAACACACCAGACGAAGCGTGCCTAATCGCCGGCTGGCTTGAAATCCTTACGGGCGCACGCTCAGACCTGGAGGGTGAGCTCGTTAAGCCTCGCCTCAGGTTTGATCCCAAGCAGACGGCCAAGCTTCAAGAGGCAATGCTCTCCTACGCACCGCCCAGCCGTCGTCACCTTTTCACCGGAGAACACTGGGATGTCAGCGCAATTCGTAGCGCACGTACTGAGCTTTTGCTTGGGGAAGGGCGACATTGCGCTCAAGGGCAGCCGCAAGCGGCCCTGGCTTGAACTCTGCCGCACGGAGACTGAGCGGGTCTACCTCGGGTCCCAGGTCTACCAGCTAAGGCAGGCGCATCCAGGCCCGCTTGAAATCTTCTGGGATCGATTGCCGACCAATGGCTTTTACGACCTTGATCGAGCGCGGATCCAAACCGACGAACTTTGGAGGGCGTACGACCTGCTTTACCCGAGGGACGAGCGCACACTGAGTCGCGGCGTCTTGGATCTTTGCGGCCTATCCGGGCTAGTCAACCTGTGGCTAGACCACGGTACCCTCGTCGGTCGGACCGGGGAGATTAGGAAGCGGATGAGCCCCGACGAGAAAACCCTGCTTGCCGCATGGATCAGCGACCTAGGGTTTCCGGTCGACATGCCAAGGACCCAGGCGTCCCAGAAGCTGATCATTCCCCCTGCTTCAATGCACAGACTCAAGAAATCAATGCGGCCACTGGTCCATGTCACTATGCGCCATAAGCTACGCAGCAAAGTTTCTTAGCGTAGACAGGCCCCGAAGAAGAACTACGTCAGGGGTATTCCAGGAGCCCAAGTTTTTGTAGTTTCCTTGGGCTGGTGAGTGATCCGCCGTGCTTGGGCCGAAGTGCGGCGGCGCCTGGAGCGCTCATATCAGTCCCATGCCGCAGAACCGGCTATGACAAAACCATCGGTTCCATCACCCGACGATCCAGGGGCAACGTCCTCGGCTGATGTCCAGCGTGACGTCGACTATTGCTTTGCTTCGGGTCTTAGACGCAAGTTCCTCGATTTCTGCGACGAGAATCCTGCGGCGGACGAATGCCAATTGCAAGAGAGTTAACACTCTTCGCTCTTGACCGTTAACCTGATCACCTAGACTAACCCCATCGCGATACTACGACCCGATGGCGGTCTTCAACAAGCTGAACGGCTTCGTAGAACACCTGAGCCTCGGTGTTCACAACCTCTCGACTAACCAATTGAAAATCGCGCTGAGCAACACAGTCCCCAGCGCCGAGTCCAGCCCTCCCACTGCCTCGACCGCTAATTGCATCCTGGCCAACGTTACTCAGGTCTCCTACACCAACCTCAGCAGCCGCAATATCAGCACGACTAGCGCCGTCCAGTCCTCTGGCACCTTCCGCCTTGTCCTGGCAGATCTCACCTTGAGCGCGACTGGATCTGTAGGGCCCTTCAGGTATGTTTACGTGTTCAATGACACGCCTACGTCGCCAGCTGATCCGTTGATTGGTTACTACGACTATGGCTCCTCGCTGACTCTCAGTAATGGAGAAAGCCTGACCATCGACTTCGACCAAGCCAACGGCGCGCTGACTCTGGCGTAATCCTCTTGCCGGAGTGACGCATGGCTTCGATTCAGGCGACTCGGAGTCGTTATCAAGCGGAAGGCTCCACAGCTTCGCTTACTTACGTCCGCTTCCTGCATGTTGACAGCGAGTCATTCGCCCTGACAGGAGCAGGCGCAGCTTTCACCTGTGCTCGCAAGCTTCTGCCGGAGAGCAGTGCCTTCTTCCTGGCCTCGAGCGACGTGTCGCTGCCAAGGGGCCTCCGCATGCCTCTCGCCAGCGAGAGCTTTTCGCTAGCGCTTTTCTCTGCCCAGCTAAACAAGGGCTTCATCTTCCAGGGCGATACCTCCTCCTTCTCGGCCGGCCTGACAGATGCGGGGCTATTCAGGGCCTCGCGGCTGGCTGCGCTGACGACCTCTGTCCTGGTTGCAAGGTACGCGGCAACCCTGATTCGCCCCAGCACGCAGCTTGTCGCGGACCTTGGCGCAATTGCGTTTCAGGGTTTTGACATTGGCTTTAAGCACGTACCCCCGACGCTCTCTGGGGCAGTTCCCGTCCCGGCGCTCGAACATCCTTACGGCGGCAGCGACGATACCAGCGCCTCGTTCATGCGGTCGCGCTATGTCAAATTCAATAGCCTGCAGAAGGCCCAAGATCTAGGCGTCGTCAGCAATCTGCTTGCCGTTGCCACAGGAAATGTTGGCTCACAGTCAGGGACTAATACCGTATTCTTTGCCGTTGAAACAGACGGCCGCGCGCAGCTGCGAATCACCAACAGTTCCACATCTCCCTACACTTCGCGCTACATCTCCGTTGGCATCCTCGACAGCGCCCATAAGCCCCTGCCGCTGAATGCCCAGGGCTACGCCTATGCCGACGATATTCACGGCACCAGTGTCGACGAATCAGCAGAGCTACTTGATCCCGGCGTTTACTACTTCACCGTTTCGACAAACCAGTGGCAGTCCCTCCCCTTTGAAGTCACCCTGCAGGTCTTCAGGTACGCCTCGCTTATCGGCGCCGCCTCTGGATCTATGGCGCCTTACGCTCGACTTGCGCTCGCCAAGCTGTACAGCGCTGCTACCCTCGCCGCCCCGCTGCGTGGCACCCTTGCGCCAAACGCCACGTTAGAGGCCATCCAAGGCGCCGCAGTATTGCAGGCACTGCCACGCTTAACTCTTGTCATCATGAAGGGCGCGGCAGGTGGCACACTTAGCCCATACGGCCGCCTCAAGCAGACGCATCGTATTTCCGGTGCAGCATCCGGCGCCAACTCCAATGTCGCTACGTTGACCTCCATCACTCCATACGGCGGTGGCTATTGATTGAACTCAGGCGGCGAAGGGAATTGCCAGAATAGTTTTTGTAGAGAAGCAAGTCCATGGCGTTTTCCCAGTATTTCGCTACGCAAGTCCTTGACTGGGTCAAAGGCACCACATTTCCGGCTGCGCTCTCGAACGTCTACGTGTCGCTGCATACCGGCGATCCCGGTACTGCAGGCACATCTAATGATGTGACCAGCCTGATCAAGGGATCAGCTACGCGAACCACCGTCTCGAGTGCCTCCTTCAGCGCCGCAGGTTCCGCTTCGGGTGGTGGCTTCGAGATCACAAATACCGGCGTTGTTCAGATCACCACAAGCGCCTCTAACAGCACCACCCAGACTGTCACGCACTTCGGCATCTGGGACGCGTCGACCAGTGGCAACTTCCTCGCCTCCGGCGCCCTCACTACTTCCGTGGGCGTGCAACTCGGCGACACCGTTCAGTTCAATATCGGCGCAATGGCGATCCGCGTAATCTGATGACTAGAGTCAAGAAAAGTCTCACCGCTCAGCCGCACCGCGAGCCCATCGAAAAGAAGACCCTTCAAGGGCAGGGTCGCCGGTCGAAGCCCAACCACGGTCGAAAGAAGACCCGCGGACAGGGCCGCTGATCAGTAGGTCCAGACGACAGCGGGCTTGACACCACTTCGCGCGTGGAAGCCGCCGCCGCCTCTCGTGTCGATATGGATAAAGCCCTTATGTCGCCCGTCCCCATACCCGCCGCTCCACCTCTGGATCAGCCACTGATGGAACTTCTCGAGTGACTCTCCAATGGGGTAAATATCCAGCGCCATGCCTTTGGTGTGATACGAGCCTGGCACTCCGCCCACCTGTGCGTTAATCGGTTCCGGCCTGTAGCCACTTGTTACGCCCAGTGGGCCGTTCCAGGCTGCTCGAATGTCGTCAAATTGCTTGCACACTTCCAGAAGCGCAGCCTCCTCTTTGCTGTTAGCCGCTGGTGCGCGGCGCGCGTCGTATTGAAGGACCTCGCCCACCGTGATGTACCTGCCTGCATTGGATCCGAAGTCCTGCCAATTTACTTTCACCGGGCGGGCGCTAGGTTTCGCCCCTTTCTCCTGCCAGTGAGGCAGGAAGATTGCCCATCTCTCGCTCGAGCCGTTTAGTTGCACCCATGCGTGCGCGTTTGCGGGGATCTCTTCTACGCAACTAACCGCGAGCGCATCTCCCGCGGAATACAGTCGCTTGCCCTGGTCCGAGAGGTATCGACTGTCAATGGTCGCTTTTTTCAGGTATGTGTCCTGAATTGCGGCGAACTCAATGACCCCGCCCGCCTCCTCGTCCCATAACGCCCCCTCCGCCTTACGCCTGTTGACCAGGCCCGGGAGCGTCTGACCTCCAGCCCTGACGTACAGACTCAACGCTCCGCTCATTTGCTGATAGACCTCGGGTCGTTCCGCACCTTCTCGCAGCACCCGGCTAATGGTCTCAAATCCGGGGGCCCCGTAAAACTTCGATCCCAGATTCCACGCAAAGCTCAGCAATGCCGCCTGTCGCTTTGCCCCCAGTCGCGCCCATCCCGGAATCTTTTCCAGTGACGGCACAAATTCGTCACCAAGCATCTGCCGTAGATAGCCCTTGCAGACCTCTGCGGTGCAAACGTCCCCCGTTCGAACAGGCAGGCCATTGGGATAGCGCGTCAATCCTGCACAGATGGTCGGGATTCCAACTGGGTCCAGGTATGCTTCAAGCTCTATCCCTTCAAAACGTTCGATTTCGCGGATCGCGATAGTCAGCGTCTCAGGATGGGTCGCCATAAATTCGAGCAAAACGTTGTGTCGATTGGGGCATTTGCGCACGCCCCTGCGCGATGTCTTCCGCTAACCGCTGCGCCGTACCCTGCTCGTAGCCTTTGGACTGCAGGAGTGCGTACGCATTGAAAAATGTCGCCAGCCTGTCGTCCGTTTTGACGGACTCATCCGCAGCAAAGCGCCTTGCCAGCGCAGAGAATGTCTCCCGGCTGCCGGCAAGGCGCATCAATCAACAGCTCACTGGCTACATCGTAGTCAGTTCACCCTCGGTAGATGATGTTCATCAGGGCTTCGGGCGGGAGACCGGTTTGCGCCAGGGCAGCGCCATGGCCACCGACGCCGGCCATCTTTTTAACCTCTGCCGCTGTATACATAAGCAGGGCATTGGCGTAGTTTTTGGCCGTGTCCTCGTCCATCCCGGCACCTCTAGCGGCTTCCCGGACGCCCGAGTACCGCTGACCAGGCATCTCCTGCGCTCGCAGGTTTTGCCTGGATCCCTCGACCTGCAGTGCAATCGGCACTTGCAATGTCCCCGAAGTGTTCGGTGGCGCGTTCAACGCCATGGCGTCGATGTTCACGTTACGAGGCAGCAACATCATTAAAACCCCGCTTCCGCGGGGTGCGAAACAGAATCAGCCTTCCGCGATCAGCAGCTTGCTGCGCAGAGCCTCGGGGGAGGCCTGACTCAGGAGCTGCCAAGCGGCGGCGGGATTGCGATCGCTGATCGCGGCGAAGGTGTTCCAGAAGTCGTCGCCACCGCTGGCCTGAACACCCGGCGAGGGGATGTCCATCTGAGGGCGTTGGTACGACTGCGCGCTCTGGTAACGAGCCTCGTTGGCGTACACCTCGGCAGCCAAGCGATCCTCGGAGGTCTCAGTCGGATAAGGGCCTTCGGGACCGAAGAACTCGTTGACGTACTCGGCCAGCAAGTCGGGGTCGGTCAGCATGGTGTGATAGGCCGCGTTGTCTTCCGCGGCGGCATTGATCACCATCTTGCTGGCGCCGAGCGATTCACTGAGCTGCTCAAGCTGCTGCATTACCTCGGCGGTCTGACGCGCCTGGGCCAGCAGTGCGTCTTCGACGACACAGGCGTAGCGGTTCAGCAGCGCGGGGGCCTCAAGGCCGAAGTGCTGCAGAACCTCAAGACTTTCGTTGCTGACGCTTTCGAGATACTCGTCGCTCTCGTTCGCGCTTGCTGCGTTGCTCCAGCTCTGGGCCGGTGCCGGCATCGCCTGGGAATAGGCCTGCGTTTGAGGGAGCGGCGAAATCGGCATCCCCGAAACGGAAGGAGCCGCTTGGTAACTGGCTTGCTGTGGCCAGTAGGTTGCCGGGGTAGGCGCTGCCTGTTGGGTCGGCGCTGAGTAAGGCGCCTGCGACGGGGAGGTCCGTGTCGCGCTCAGACTTTCGGACAGGCGGTTGAACGCCTCCTGCCAGGGATTCGCCTGTTGCGGCGCCGGCTGCTGGTAAGCCGGATCCACTTGTGGCGCCGTAGCCGTCTGGTACGAAGGTTGGACGGCTGGGGCCTGCGTCTGTTGGTAGACCGCGCTCGGCGCGGGCACGCTCGGCATCACTGAGGGCTGCGGGGTCGCCGGAGCCTGTGTCATCACTGTACTGTCCTGCATAGGTCAGCTCACGTTTCAAGAAGTCCAGGGCTCGATAGACATATGGGGTCAAATCGAGCTGAGGGTCCGCAAGCAGCGGAAGATCAGGAGCTTGCGGGTGGGGGGTCTGTCGCATTGTTTGGATCAGCGACAGGAAGGTGCCAATGCTTTGCTGCGTGGCTTGCGCCATCCGGAATGGATAGCCACTGAGCATTGCGCTGCGTTCTTCGTCCGTTTTATCGGGGAAGAGATACCGCAGCGCCTCGATGCTGTTGACACCGAGTTCCTGCAGGTTGCGCACGACAATGCTTGAGTTCAGTATATCTTCCGCGGAATCCTCAAAGACGGGCCCTTTCCAGCGCCACTCCACGCGACGGTCGCCATCAGGTATCAATCCGACGACTCCCGGCGGCAGTTGCTTGGCTTGTACGGCCTCGGATATCTGACTCTCTAGCGCCTGCTTGTATTGCTCGTACGCCGCCTGATAGGCCTCCATTGCTTGATTAAATTCGTCCCGTGTCTGAAACTCTTCACGAATCGGAGCCGGCGGCTTCTCTAGTCCTACCCCCGCGGCGAATGAATCTCGGAAGATATTCTCTTCATGGAATATCACCAAGGCAAACAGCTTGCACAGGCCGTAGGTCAGCAGGCCCCGGCACCGGCGCTTGGCTGTAGTGGCCGCGCGTCCGTAGAGAGACTTCACCTCGAAGGCAGAGGCGCCAGCAGAGATGCTCAATTCGTCAACGCCGCCGAGCGCGGTGCGAATCTCTTCGCGGTACTGACGCGCATACAGGTTCTGATCCCCAGAGACGGCATCTGGGGTCACGTAGAGGAGGCGGTCCGTCGGCTCCACATTCGCGATCACCCGCGGTACCTTGAGCCCGCCACCGCCACCGCCATAGGGCTGGCTGACTCGGGTTGACGGCCGGTTGGCCGCATAGAACCCGGCCTGGGAGCTGATCGTCGGGCGAACCGCATCCTCGTCCCCCGACTCGACGAGATCGTGCTTCGGTCGGCTGGAGACCAGCGTTGGGTTGCCGAAGAAGTGAATATTGGTGCGGATATTCTTGACGAGATCGTCATGCGTGACGATTTGGTCTGCCAGCCAATCGAACTCTCCCGTGGCATCCATGCCCGTAGAGCGCATTGTGTTGAATGCCTCTACGGCAGGAATGAAGCCCAGGCTGTTGATTAAGGTCCGGCTCTGCCCTGCGGAAAGCATGGCAGCGGCAAACGCCGTGTCAAACGACGGTCGCTCTGTGCTGATTGTTTCCCTGATCGTGTCCCGCTTGATTTGTAACTTGACGTAACGAGTTGATCCCCCGTCCTGGCCTGGGATAGACAGTACCCCTACGGCATCACGCACCGTAAACGAGTAGATCAGCTCAATCTCCTCGAGTTGACCGGATGCGTCGTAATACGCCCTGTAGTTCTCCTTGCTGAACCACATCAGGCGATAGGTATCCCTGATAGGCCGGAAATAAAAAAGCCCCTTGCCGTCTAACAGGAAATCGTCAACAATTCCTTCAAGCCGGCAGTCAATCTCATTCTCCTGGACTAACTGCTCCAGGAACGCCTTGCGGAATCCGAACGTGTCCTGAGAAGGATAGAACTCGACGCCTTGGCGCAGCATGAACATCTTCATCTGCGAGAGATGACTGCTCACGATCATCGTGTCAGTCCCGCTCTGGCCGTCGCGCTTGCGGGCAGCGTCGATGATCCGACGGAAACGTTCGCTAGTAGCCTGGCTCATAGGACTATCTTAGTTCCACTCGACTTGAGCGCCACCGCGTTTCATAAGTCCCTGCACCACGATATTGAGTGAGTCAGCGCAGTCGTCGTGCGGTGCGTGGCCGAAGTTAACGACCTCGTCGACCATGCAGCCAAAGTCGCGGTACTTGTTGAAGATGATCTTCTTGGCCTCGAACAGGCCGATGATCCCCCGCAGTCGGGCCAGCTTGTCGCCGCGAAACCCTTTTACAGGGCTGATGCTGATGTTGTACAGCTGCCACTCGTTGAACAAGATTCGCTTCAGGTCGCCCTCGAATGACTTCTGATACGCAACGACCTCAGGCCAAATCGTCACAGGGGACGCGGTCGGGAAGTACTGACCTTCGTCGTTAATAGCCAACAGATTCCACTCCACCAGCAGCTCACACAACGCCTCGACTTTCTCGATGTTGCCCATCGACCTCATGCGCCGGTAGTCGATGACGTAGATTTTGTCGCCGACCCGGCCGGCCAGGGTGAACACCGTCCAGTCGTTTCTTTCGCTCATGCCGGCCGACAAGTCAATGCCGACGCCGATCGTGTCGTAATGATCAGGGACCTCGCCTTTGACGAATAGCTCTGGCGAAATCCCTAACTCAGCTGACCGCACCGGCTGATTGAGGTACTGGTATGAGAACGCCACTCGGTCGTCGCCCTGCAGCCTCAGTAGGTATTTCGTCGACCACATCTCCGGCCAATAGGACTTTGGCCGTCCTTCGTCGTCGTATTGGATCGCCGACTGGGTGATAACCTTCCACCCCTTCTGCTCCGTGTATATCGTCGCAAACAGGTCATCGAAGTGAAAACGTGTACCCAGCGCGATTGTCCTCCCACCCTGGAAGATCGTCGGTACGATCACGTTGGTCCAGTTGCTCTCCATCTCCCGGCGGATGTCGGGGTTGGCGATCGACGCCGCACTCTTGATGGCGTCATCGACGATCACTAGGTTGGCACGCTTCGACGTGATCGTTCCCTTCAGGCCTGCGCAGGCGATGGTGAACGCGTCCTCGCCCCTGACGTCGACCTCTGCGAACTCCCAGTCGATACTCCAAAGCTCGTCCGACGTCCTGCTTTTTGACAGGCGCACGGATGGGAAGATCTCCTGGTATTCCCGCGAGCAGATCAGGTTCTTAACCGCAGCGCTCTTGTTTCGCGCCACATCAACGTTGTAAGAGACGTACAGGATGCGCAGAAGCTTCCTTGCCTCGGCGTGACGCCCGATCAACCAGCCAAGCAGTAGGCCAACCACCGTTGACTTTGCACTACCCCTCGGGCTGAGCAGCACCGTGTTAGGCCCCGCGATGTCTAGCAGGTGATCACTGCTCTGCCCGGTAAGGAATGCTCGGTGCCATTCCTTCATGTGACGAGCAGGCTTCTTGCCCATCAGCTCACAAAAATAGCCGAAGCTCTCCCTTGCCTTCAAAACATGAGGCGGGATTTCAATAACCTCTGGCTGCTTCTTGATCGCCTGTGCAGCCAGTTGTGCGCTTCGCTTGCGGGCAAGCGCGATCGAGGCATTGCTCATGCCAACAGCTTAGAAGTTTTTTCCCTATTTCAGCGTTCGTCGGTCAGCATTGCCCAGACTGATTCATAGGCGAGGTCAAGGGCGTTGGTGACGTCTTCGTTCCCCTTGAAGATTGCCCGCAGTTCCCGCATAACCTTGTCGGCGCCGGCCAGCACCAGGCCTCGACGGTCTAGGCCCTTAGTCATCCGCTCGATTTCCATGACGTGACCACGCAGCTCCTTGGATAAGTGCGCGATTCGAGTCGCAGCCGCATCCGCTTTGATGAGGTCCGCCTGCACCTGGGCGCGCAGGTAATCGACGTCAGCCTCAAGCTTCACGATCTCGGCCAAGATGATTTCGCGTCGATTCAGCTTGGGGTAGGTCTTATTGATCCAGCGTTCCAGTTCAGTGAATGCGCCTTGATACCCAAGAACCGAGGCGTATAGCCAGATTTCGTACACCGAGTACGTATTCTCGGCATAGGCCAAGAAACCCTCTCGCCGGTTGTTGTCGAGCGCAGTCAGGAACTGCTCAACGTCTTTAGAGACTTGACTCATGCTGCCGGTCGGCACGTATCACCCGAAAAACCGAGAACCACTTGAGCGAATCGCACCTCGCGCATCGGCTCGCAGTCGAAGCTGCTGCGTGCCCTCCTCTTGGAGCTTGCGTCGGTCTTCGACGCCCTGAGCGCCAATTGTGCGCCGCTCCTCGTCTCCCTGAACACGGAAGCCCAGTCGGTCCTGGTTGCCGCGCTCGGAGATATTGAGGCGCTCTTGCGCGCCTTCTGTTTCGGTTTGCTTGCGCTGCTCGGCCCCTTGCACGCCAATCAACCCGCGCGCAAGTTCGCCTTCTTGGGCCATCAATTTACTTGTGTTCCCCATGCGCAGGTTCTCTAGGTCGCCTTGGTACTTGCCAAGGCTGCCCAGGAACATGTCGTTGTATTGGCCCGCCTGACCCATGCGGATCCCTGTCGCGTACGTATCCGCGATAACGCCGTGAACGGTGTCGCTGATAACTTTGTTGTTTTTGTTGTCATTGCCCCAGTTGATGAGTCCTCCCATGTACTCATTCACGATGCTGCCAGGCGTGGTCTTGAAAGTGTAATTCAAGCTTTGCGGGGAGCCGCCACCGGGCTGCTGCTGTTGGCCGCCTGAATTATCAGTTTGGCTGCCACTCTGGCTCCCAGAATCACTCTGATTCCTGCCATTGCCTTGATTCCTGCCATTGCCTTGATTCCTGCCATTGCCTTGATTCTTGCCATTGCCTTGGTTCTTGCCATTGCCTTGGTTTTTACCGTTGCCTCCCGGGATTGGCCGGCGGTCAGGCCCTGACAGGGGCGTGCGATTGCGAGGCGTAGTACTGCCACCTGTCGCCTTGCGTGTGCTGGCCCGGTTCTTTGCGGTCGAGCGAGATTTGTTTTGCGCTGCGCTTGCCATGACAATGAGCTCCTTCGGGTCAGGCGAACAAGGCGGCTCCGCCGAGCGCCAAGTTGGTGATCAGGTTCATGACGTTTGCCGTACCTTGCTGCGCCAACTGCTTTTCCGAAAGCTTGGCCATGACATCGGTGTAGTACTTATCGTTTTCCAGTATCTTGTCCAGACGGACACTTTCGTCGCCGTACAGCGCTCGCTCATGCAGGTTCTCCTGATTGAGCAGTCTGTTGTAGTTGTCTACACGAAGCCCCAGCCGATCCCCGAATGCCTGCGTCGCAATGGCCTCCTTGCCCGCGACGACCGGGAGGCTGTTCAATCCGTAGCGGACCGTCTCATCGTTCGCGGCACTCCTCGCTTCTGCGTTGACATCGTTTGCAAGTCTCGCGCGGCGAGCCGCCTCTGCGGACGCGTCCGGGACGATAGCGGCGCTATCGCTACGCTGCTTGGCCTTTGCCGCGAAATCTTTCCATACCTCATTCAACTTGGGGTCTGCAAAACCGAGCTTGCCGTCCGGACTAATCTGCGCACCAAGGCGAGTTAACTCGTCACGCAGCCGGCTCTCGAGAACATTGGCCATTAACTAGCGCCCCCCAGAGTCTGAAGAAATTGCTTCATTAGTTCCATCGTAGCCGGTGTGGCAGTTACATCCTGCAACTCCGCAGGGGGCGCAGTTGGTGTCGTGAACTGCGTGGCCCGGACTGTCGCGCCTGTATCCAACGGCCCTGCCTGATCATCGAAAGCGGGCTCCTTCGGGAAGCCGGCGAGCGCAGCCTTCAGTCCCGCCCGGCTGCCTGCCATCCTGTATCCCATGCTGTCTGCCAACGCGTCGCCTGCTTGCGTGAATCCCAGGAGCTGACTCATCGCGTCTCGCTTCGTCGGTAGCGACAATTGCGATGCCGCAAATCCGCCGCCAGCCTGCGCCAATCTCATCAACGTATTGATCTTGCCCTGTCGCGCCGCGTCCCTGTCTCGATCCCGGTAGTAGTCATACATCCTTTCATCGCGCTTCATTTGCGCTTTTTCGCCCAGCGCTTCCCGGGCAAATGCCATTTCCTGCTTGTAACGCTCAAGCGGAATACTGGCGAACTTCTCGGAGAACCTGTCCTCCATGATGTCCCCAAAACCCGCAACCGGTCGAACCGGCTGAAAGCTACTGGCGTAGGAGCTCGCCGTCGACGGTGAGAACAGGGAAAACATCAGCTGTATAGATACTGGGTCATCAGCGCCTGCTGAGTCGCTGCATCCTGCTGCGCATTCAGCGCAGCGGTGTTCATCGTATTGGAGAAGTTGTATTGCTGATTAACCGCAAGCTGCATTTTCAAGCGCTCGAAGTCGTCGGCTTGCTTCAAGCGCATCAGCTCCTGCTGGACCGGAATTGCATTCTTCATGGCTTCGAGCTTGAGCTGCTGCTGCAGTCGCTCTTGCCGCGCCATGCGGTTCAGTTCCCTGTCCTGAGGGTCTTCATTGGTGACCAATCCGTACAGGCCGCTCATGATTCCTTTGCCAGCAGCGCCGCCGCCGGTTGCGCCAAGGACTCCGCCGATGACGCCACCGATAGGACCGCCCATCGCAGTGCCCGCCATGGCGCCTGCGAGGCCGCCGCCGATATTGCCGCCTGTTACGCCGAGGGCTTCGGCAATATTCTTGGTCAATGGATCATTCTGATCCGCCAACTCAGATGCGCCGGCCAGGACTGCCAGCAAGCCGCCTGCGCCGGCCAACTTGAACTTGTTCTTGGAAGCGATGTCCGCCAGGCGCTTCACGAATTCAGGGCTCCTCGCCATGTTCAGCGCTCCTTCCGTGGCCACAGTCTCCGCGACGGGACTCAACACCTCTGCTGGCGACAGTGGAATATCTGACTGATCTCGCAGCGATCTCTGCTGGCGTTGAGCGAGTCGACGCTCGAACACTGACTGACGGGTCACACTAAGTCGCTACAACCTATGCGCCGATTCTAGAAGGGTTTATGTCCGTAACTCGCGCTTAGCTTCTTCTACCAGCCCACTAAGTAAAACGAAATCCAACATCAAGACACCGTCGACCTCGTGCACCGCCTCTGGGAATACTTCCCGTACCTCCTGAGCGATAAATCCCGCCCTGAGCGACTGGGCAGGATCAATCTCTTTCACGTACCTGAACTGAACAGGACGCAGCCTCTTTACCCGCTCAAGCGTGCTCACGTAGCCACTTCACGTCGTACGCAAGCTTTGCGAGAGGGTCTGAAGCCGTTTCGTGGCTCAACTCCCCGATGTCAACCTTGCAGCGCTCATCGCAGAAGAGCAGGCCCAGCCCGGCACCGGCAATTGATCCCACTGTGCTCCATATTGACCCCTGCTCTTGCCCCTCTCTCTCTTTGTCCGCAGCTTCCTTCTGGGCGTCTGCCATTGCCCTAGCCGCTATCAACTCAGCCTTCTGATTCAAGGAATCCCCGGCAAAAGCTGTCTTTGCGTCATGCGCAGCTAGCACGCCGCCAAGAATATTCTTGCTCCCAGTCGATGAATAGAAGCCATCGGCAGGTAGGGCAGGAGTTAAGCCCTCATCAGGGCCTTCGTATTGGCGAGCAGTACTCTTGAACGCAAAACGCCCTGGATCCGCAAACCGATCCGGCGGGCCATCGTTCCACAGACGCTTTTCTGCGCCCCAGTCACGAGCTTGAAATGTCATGGCCAGAAACTCGGAAACGTCGTGGGCACGTCAAAACCCAAGTCAATATCTGATGGGCTAATCCACACGTCATAGACACCCGAAGACGTTTTCCCTGACAGGGGGCCACTGGCTCTCCCGACGGAGGGCTTCTTGAGGCCTCCGATTAGGCCAGAGGCGATGCCGCCTATTCCGTTCATTAACCCGCCGAAGGACGCCGAGGCGCCTGCCTGCTCCCCTTGGTATTTAACCGCCTCGGCGTCGAGTTTGGCCCGCTCGATTCTGGTCCTCGCTCGCAGCGCTGCTTGAGCGATTTGCGACTTATCGCGGAAGCCCTGCGAGGCGACACCGCCTATTGCTTCGCCTAGGTCAGCATCCAGCGCAGAGAATCCGCTGATTGGCCGAATCGCGCTCATACCGTGACCTCGGATTCCGTTTCTTCCTGCGGGGCTCTACCTTTCAGTGCCCTGCGCATTGATTCTAAAACGTGCCCAGCCAGTGCCGTTCCAGTCATTGCACCCGCGCTGTTCACGAGCACGCTCTTTGCTACCTGGGACTCGTTGGCGTCTACCTGGTCGCGGTATGAGCGATGAGAGCGTTCGTAGTCCTTGAGGGTCACCTCGGTTTCGCCTTTCTTGGGATTCACCCGCGGCAAGCCCGCGGCTGCGCGGGCCTCTTGTCTCTCGTATTCCTTCTTGACCGTTTCGTATTCCCTGGCAAGAAGTTGTGCCTTTTCATAGCCACCCGCAGCGGCTACTTTCAATGCCCCGGCCCGTGTGCCGCGACGAGCGCCTATTACCGCCGCCACAGCAGGCAGGACCCCTGTAGCTAGTGGGATGCTCTTGCCCATGAATGTCAGCTCTGGCCCCTGAATGCCCTCGAGCGTGGCCTTGATTGGCATTCCATTTCCAAAGAGGTACGCCTTATAGGCCTCGTACTCACCCTTGGAGACATCGGGGCGTTCCTTCACGAACTCGTCGTAAGGGAGCAATGCGCCGCTGCGGCCCAGGAAGTAACGATTGAGCGTCTCCCCGATAGGGTCAGTTGTTTCGCGAGGGTTCTCCTCACTGGGGAGCGTTGCCTTGTATCCCGGCGTCCTGCCGAAGTTGCCGATGCCCATGGACATAGCGATCCATGCAGGGGCTAAGGCGGCCATCCTCGGCGCTCGGCGTGTGATCAGTGGCACGTCCTGACCGATCGCCGCCGCTTCCTTGGGATTCTCGGCCTTAAACTTCTGCCCCGCACTGTGCATCCCGTGAAGCATCGCCACGGTGCTGATCGCCTGGGGCGCATTCAGGAACCACCAGATATTACGGAGGCCATCTGTAACCAGGTCATTTGCCGCGACACCGGCAGCCTGGGCGGCCTTTGCTCGGTAGTTGCCGGTACCCGCGTCAGCCTCGTCTGATGTTCCCGGGACTGGCAGCTTGCCAAGTTCTACTGAATAGCGGCGCAGCTCAGGATCCTTCGACCGCATCTCGCTGTATTGAGCACGCTCCTGATCGCTGTATCCTCCAAGCGGCACATTTTCGATCGCCTCACGAACCTTGCCGGGCGGCAGAGCCTCCAGAAGCTTTCGCCCCCACTCGGCCACCCCCACGGACTGCGGCAGCGCCTGACGCCCAAGCCCCAGCAAAGGGGAGGACGCCAGCATGCCCCGTATTGGCGCGACTTCGTAGCCTTCGGAGCCAGACAGCCTCTTCAGATGCTGCTGATATTCTTTGGTGCTTGCGTTGAAGCCTTGCTGGAAGACTTGAGCGAGGTCAGACCACGTAGGGTCCGCGGGGAAGCTATTAGCCATTAGCGTCTAACATGGCCTTCCTCGGGCTGTAGGTGTCCAGCGATGCCATTGCTGTGCCGCCGAAGGCGCCCGACGCAAGAAGCGCCGCAACCATCATGTCCGTATTGTCCTGCTGCTGCTCTTCTACCACTTGTTTCGCAGGCTGCTCGTTGATATAAGACTGAACCTGGGAGTTGTAGAAGGGCCGAGGGGCAAGGAACTGCAAGGGGAGCACGGCGGCATCGCCCAGCGTTGTGCCCATTTCCAAGCCCTCGTTATACACGTCACGCCGCGTCTTGCCGCTAGGGATCTCGAGAGTGCCGTTGCGGATCTTCTTGCGCATTTGCTGCGCCGCAAGCCCACGCCCAGCGCTACTGCCTGCCGCTGATAAGCCCATACTCAGCAACAGCTCCTCGAGGCCGGCAATGACGCGCGTGCCTCCGTCTACGTCCTCGCCGGGGAGACTGTAGGCGGTCATGCCTGCGCCCAGCAATTCAGGGCCCAGTCGTATTGCATAGTTCATGTAGTCCCTGCCCGTCTTGGGCGCAGGGAATACGCCCTTAAGCGCTTGCGCCAGAGAAGAAATACCCCTTGGGAATCGAATTGCCATTGTCACGCGTATCCCGACTCTGGACTAAAAACTCCGCCAAGGTATCGCTGCATAAAATCACCGGCCATTCGCTGTGCCTCCTGGTTCGCCGGGTCATTGACCGCCGCACCGAACGCGCCTCTTGCCCCCAAGCTTCCGTATGCAGCGTCACCCGTAAATTCAGGCGCGGCGTTCTTATCGGGGCTGCCGTTCTTGAACCCCAATGACATGGACTGCTCGCCCTGAGCAGCCTTTCGCTGGATCGCATGCCCCAGCGCCTCAGGATACGTATCCGAGTACCGGTATGCCACCCTATACCTTCGCTCTTTTGTCCATGCTAACGGCAGTCTTGCGACCGCCCTGTGAGGCCCCGGCAGGAGTGCCGGCGGGGGTGGAAGCCGCCTGCGCTTGTTCTCGCTCGTGGTGGGGACGCCCCTGCGGCTGGCGCTCTTGGCCGCCCTTCTGCTCGCGGCGTTCCGCCAACTTGGCCTGTGCCCTCTTCTTGCCGCTCTCTACCACTGCCGCAACGTCTTTTTTGGGCTCGCGACCCTCCGGCTGCGGACGCTGGCCTGTCATTTCTGCGCCGCGGGGCTTTATTTCTGAGCCGCTTGGCTTCGCCGCCTGACGGGATGGAGCTGGAGTGCCACTCTCGCCAGCCACTATCCTGGCCTCCGCGCGTGCTTTCGCTTGCCTTGCTGGCGCTCTTTTAGCCATGGCTCCGGGATTCAGGTGAACATCCGCTAAGAAGCGATGATGTTCTTGTAGAAGTTTGCCTTCTTGATCATTTTAGGGCTGTACTGCTCCTTATTCTCGAGCACCTCGCTTGCAAAGGCTTTGCGTCCTTCGGGTGAATCCTGATGTCCCGCTTTAGTTGCAGCCGCTGTAAACGTGCCGCCGGTTCCTCCTTTGCTGGCGGGACGGCTCATCTTCTTAAAGGCCTGGGACAAGCCCTTGGCCTTTTCTCTTGCTTCCTTGCTCATCGGCCCATCACGCCAAGAGCGCGTCGACGAGCCATCGCCACATTGCGATCGATTGGCTCGGAGGGGGCTTGACCAAGAGTCGGTGCGTTGAGCGCGGAGTCCTCAGGCGCCTTGGCACGCTGCGCGATTCGGTTTGCCAGGAACGCCATCGCTTGCTCCTGGGTCTCGCTGCCAACTTGTCCGCCGATCACACGCGCCAGGTCATCAAAGGTCGCCGTGCCAGGAATACCAGCCGGGCGAACCGTTCCTGCCGGGGACGGCCGGTACGCCATTCGGATGCGATCCATCTCCACCGGATCCGGCTTAGTGGCGCCGACTCGAACGGTCTCGGCAGGAGCAGCCATGAATTCGTTGATTGCCCTGATCGGCCCCAGCTGCGTTTGTCCAGGATTCTTCCAGTAATCCTCGGTGATGCTGCCCGGGGAGCTCTTCAGCGCCTCTTGCACAACGAAGCGCGCCTGACCTTCGTCGCCTGCTGTGAACTGTTTGGCGTACTCGACATACGATGCCAGCGGATCCTCGCCGACAAGTCGTTCCATGGGCGCAGCCGACTGGAAGCCCTGCTGGAATCTCAGCGTCTGAGCCTCTTGGCGACGGGCTTCCTCGGCGCCCTCGACGCTGCCTAGCAGTACGGCTAAGTCATCCGTGATTGGTGCCGTCGCGGGGGGCTCAGCGAAGAGGTCAACCTGTCGGCCGGTGCCCTCCTGCTGTGCCTGACGCAGTAATTGCAGGGCATAGCTGTCCTCACCGAACAGTGGGCGGCCAGGGTCGTTAGCCGGGGCCGTACGTCCGGGGATTGCTACCAGCTTTCCTTCTGGATTGCGACCCATTGCCGGAGCTTGAGCCGCAGCGGCGCGCAGTGCTGCGTTTGCGTCAACGCCCCAGCGCGCACCAATGGCGCCTGCTACCTCGACGGCCTCCTGAGTCGTCAGCGGCCGCGGGGCTTCCTGCAGGAATGCGCGCAGTTGCTTGCCTGCGGTGACCTCGGGAGCGTCCTGGCCCTGCGGATTACGCCCAGTCTTGGGGTCAATGCCGGAATAAAGCGACTCCACCGTGCCGCGCATGGGCTTTGTACCCCTGGTCTTCGGCGCATCCTTCGTTGCGCGGTAGACAGCAGGCATTTCTCCAGTGGAGGCAGCCTCTGCCAACACGCCCCGGAGTGCATTGGCCTCGTCGGGGGCCATCATTTGCGCCCCAGCGGCCAGCTGATTGAAGAAGCCTGACTGCGAAATGCCGTCCATCTTCTGTTCAACCGTGCGGCGAACGCCGGCATCGCTGATCAGAGGCGCCAGTGTGGTCTCCCCACGCACGCCTTTCTCTTGCGTGCTGCCGGCAAGGCCGCGAACATAGTCTCGAACATCTGTGTAATCCCGATTGACAGGCGAACCGACCCGGTAAAGCTCGGATTCCTCCTTGATTACGCCAGTCAGAGGGTTTTGAGGGTCCGGAACCAGGCGATCAGAGACCAAATCAGTCTTGTAAACCGCTTGTTTTACACCGCCCTGCTGGATATACCCCACCAGGCTGTCCTGACGGCCCGTCAATTGCGCCTTTGCCTGCCGTGCCATCTGCTCGGCCTTGGAAATTGGCTCAAATCGGCCGCTTTTCCAGGCCTCAACTAGCGCTTCTTTGCCGATAACGGGCGTTTTGGCGTCATCCAGCATGCGACCAACGACTTCACCCGCGTTGACTTCCTTTTCACGCAGGAAGCTGGCGGTCGCGTCTTCGTTGAAATCACCCTCGCGCTCGTAACCAGGGGGTACAGCGACCAACTGACTGGGGTCGACACCGCCATAGGCGAGTTGACCGCCCTGCTTCCACTGCCCACCAGGCTGCCGTTGCAGCGCCTCAACCTCGTACCAAGGCAGACCAGCACCGCCGTCGTCTCTGATGTAGCTGATGGGCTCGCGCTCACGCCAATCAGGCTTCTGCTGGATCGTTTTTAGGTTGCGACCCGAGGCTTTTGCTCTGAATTCCTGCGGATCCTCCGAAGAGAAGCCCGTGACATCGACGTTTCGATCGGTTTTGTCGCGCCCGAAGCCCTCTGCTCGCACGATGTCGGACAGCTCCTGTGCGTATTCGTCCAAGAAGGCGCGCTCTTCTGGCGATTCCGCGGCGCGGCGCATTAGCTGCACCGCCATCAATGCCTGCTCCGACTCGCTTAGCTCTTTATCGACCGCTTTGCGGGCGAGCATTGCCTCAGCGCGCTCCGGAGTGGTCAACGGCGCGTAGCCCTGGCTGGCCGAAGCGAGAGCCTCTTTTCCGCCAATCCGCGATTGGCGGCGTTTCCCTCCTATTTCACGGCCACCGGTCGTCTCACCTTCCGGGGTAAAGCCTTCTGGGGTGCGCTTGCCCTGCTCGTATCGGTTCAGGCGCTGCAGTGCGCCTCCCGCTATGTCACCTTCCTCGGGTTTTGCGGTGAGGTAGGTGCCATCCGGGAACGTCGTGTACGCACCGGTCTGCAACGCGCGCGCGATGTCGTACTCCGATTGCGGCACAGAGACAGATTCGTCAGCTCCTCGGCCGAGGCGAATGTTCAGCGAGAGCTGTCCGCTGTCGGGCTCATAGAAGCCAGTTGCTGGATCCGCGTTGCCGGGGATGCCCGAGTAGCGCTGCCGAGCCTGGCGCGCCATGTAACTAGCAACGTCATCCACGTAGCTCGGCGCGTACGGAACAGCGCCATTACCCGGAGCGATTCCAGGGATATTCAGTTGCGAGGGGACCTGCCCTAGTCGGCGGCGCGGATCATATGGATCGCCGATATCCCGAAACGCACCAATACCGCCAATAGCGCCCGCCATACCGCCACAGATCGTGCGTTTTGTAAGACGAGTCTAAGAAAACTTTTCATGACTTCCCCTGCATTCCGACCTCGCGGGAGAGTGTCGCGTCTGGATTTTTCAGAAAAATTCTTAGCGCATGAGACGCACACCCTCCTGTATTGCCCTACAAAACCGTCCGATCTTGCCCTGGGAAGCGGCGTTTCGCCCTATGAATCAACCTCGCGAGGCGGCAGTGAAAAATCGCTGCGGCGCGCGGTTTACATCAAACACCCCCCGCAAGTTGCGAGAGTCGCCAGACAAAAAAAAGAGTATGCATGTGGACGCGTAAGCGCTCCCCTGCCGCGCCCGCGTGCGCGCTGCGCGCGCTCATCGCGTTCGCTGTGTTGCATGTGTTAGCAGAAGTTACCTGCTTCGTTGATAACAACTGCACCCTGCTTCGTTGACAGGAAACAGCGAAAGCGTCGCGCTCTTTAGCTACAGCAGATGTCTGCATCTGCTTCGTTTGCATGCTCTCGCACTCACTTGCAACGCTCCCTCGCTCTCTCCAGTAACCACACGCTCTCCTTATTACTCATGCGCTCTCTTACGCTTCACCCCAGACAACTTAACTACAGCTCCCTACGCGCTCGCGCGGGCGCGATTCGCGTCCCGTTCCACTCGCGCAGCGCGGCTCGGGGGGCGCCTTTCCCTCTGAATGTCAGGGAATCAACACATTCGCTACTCCCAACACACCCCACACACGCACGCGCGCGCTCCTCTCAGGTGTCGCGCCGCTCAGCAGCAGCAGCCACTGCCCCGCTCGCTGCGTTCGCTCATGAATATGCACATGAATATGCACGGATTCACTCGCTGCGCTCGCTCAGTAATCACCACGCCCATGCGCTCGCTTCGCTCGCTTTGTGCTCGTTTTCTCCTCGAGCTCAATACCCCAGAGCCACCCACGCCATCCACTCCACCCCCGCTCATCGCAACACACGACAGGGGCTTGGCTCATGTCCTCTCTCAGCAGTGCATTCGCGCTGCTTACTCCGATGACCGTGCTCATCAACCACAACTGGATCGATGGCGCTGCCGCTTGCATGTTCCGTCGCTCCGTCGAGGTCCACCGCTGGTTCGGCCTCGAGGGCGACTATGACTTCGATCACGAGGTCGTCAACCCCGAGGAGTTCGACGCGGCCAACGCGCTACTCCGCTCGGTCCACGTCCCCGAAGCCGAAGTCCCCTTCTGATCTATCCCCCGCTCAGCTTCTGCTGGTCGGGGGTTTTTCTTTTGTCCTCTCTCAGCAGTGCATTCAATGTCCTTCACGACGCTGATCACTCCC